ATCATATTTGTTTTTATTCTCTTGTGCAATTTGTAATTGTTTATCTGCAATTTCTTTTTGAGTTTGTAGTTTTTCTCTTTCAAGTTGATTCTTTTGAGATTGTATAACCATTCTATTAGACTCCTTATCTCTTTGTAAATTAGCTTGTTCTTGATATTGTTCTGTATCTTTAATATCTGTCATAGCATCTTTATAGTCAGATATTTGATTCTCATTAACATCTGATCCAGCACCATAACCAGCAGCTCTAATTTCTGCAACTAAAATATCTCTTCGTCTATCTTTTTCATTTTCAGCCATTTCAGTATCAACCTTCATTTGCTCTAATTGCTGTTCTTGTTGTAACTGCTCCTGTTGCATTTGCTGTTGTTGTTGCATTTCTTGTTGCTTCTGTTGTTGTTGTTTCTGTTCTGAATCTTTAAGTACAGTATTTAAAGAAGCTAATGAATCTGATTGAACAATTTTACCAAGATCATAAATACTAGCACCTGTAGTATTATTTTGTAATGCCATTTGTTTTAATTGTTCTAATACAGCTCTGTGATTAGCATTTGTACTAATTGAAATATTTAAATCTCTGAATAATAAATCAGTACCGTTTATTTCAAAATTTACTTTTTCATCTGCTGATGTTATATATGTAAGTCTTGCAGATGGTTTTGTAGAATTATAATACTGAGCTAGATTAGTTCTCATTTCGTGAACTCTAGGCATAAGGTAATCACAATGTTGTATAAAAAACATTTCTGTTTGTGCATATGATGCACTTACTGCTTGTTCAACACCTGTAGCTGTAGTTTGAGATAGTTGTTGTCCCATTCTTTGTGGATTAACACCTATTACTTCATAAGCTTGTCCTTTAAAATAATTAGCTAGTTGTATTCTACCCATTAATCTATTAGTCTGTTCTAGATCTAATTTTTGAAAATGATTAAAGTTTAATGCATTCTCTGTATTTGTTATAGAAGTATCTAAAGGTAGCATTTGAAAATTCTTCATTGCAACATATGCTTTTGCATAATTCCCTTTACCCCAATCTTCACCAAGTGAATGCTTTGGTAAAGTATTTTGATCTAACATGATTACTGTACCAAGCTCATCTATTAATATATCTGCAATTTGATTATTTACAATATTATAACCAATTTGATATGGCTTCATTAGATCAATTAAAGCTGTAGATTTTGTATTCCTATCTGAAAATACTGAACCTTCTATAGGTATTTTACACCCATATAAACTGCTTTCACCTTTAAACTGGAATTTTAAAGGTCCCATATTATTTCTATTTATCCCAATATAAATTGGAGAAAACCCATCTGGATTATTCATACCCCAAAATGATGGGACATTTGGTCCAATCTTTACACCTCCCCAAGTTTCATTTATCCAAATCCAATCTATATGTTCACCAAATAATAAAGTATCTTTATTTTTATTTTTAAATAATCTTGTATCATATATTGGCTTATCTGTTATACTATAATCTTCAGATACTATATCATTTGTTACTTCCCCTTCTTCAGTAATTTTAATTAAGTGTCCTACTTTTCTTTGGGATTTCCAATATGTTGTTGTAACTCTTAATAAATCAGCCGTACTCTCATCTTGAAAATCTTCACTTTCTCCTAAAATTTGAGTCACTATATCAGAACCATCTAATACATTACCAGCCATAAAAGAAGTGTATTGTCTATATGCAAGTGATGGCATATTAGTATTCCATGCATGTGATTTAGTAGCATCATAAAAAGAACCATCATTTTGCTGACCTCCTATAGCATAACCAGCTGCTCTTATTGGATACACTGCTTCTAATGCTTCATGTTGATCTTCTGTAAGTATATGACCATATTTATCTATAACATCAGATACTGTAAGCATATCAGTTTTACCAGCCCAGTTAGAATCAGATATATATCTATTATCTGGTGACTTATGATAAAATGTAAGTACAGGATTCCATAACTCTACTTCATAGTCATCTTCCATCATATGAAAATGCCAGAATTCTCTATCTGTAATTAACATATCACGAAATGCTCTTTCCTCAAGTTCATCTATACGGAATCTATCTACATCTACTTTATGTTGATGGTCTGCCCATTGTTCTATCATGGACCTATAATCTTTTTTAAAGAATTGTTCAATTTCAGGTAATGACTTTAAAGCTTCAGGTTGTAATTGTTGTTGAGCCTCTTCTGATTCAGGATCTAATCCTTGTTCAAGCATAGCAGCTAACATTTTAGTTGAAGCATCTGCCATTAAAGTTTGTTCTACTTGACCTCTTTTTTGTTCAAGCATTTCATTATAAGAAAAATCATCAACTGCTCTATAACTTAATCTAGATGATCTTTTTGCAAACTCAGCAGTAAGTACATTAATAACATTAGGAATAATAGGATAAAATTTTAATTCTAATGCAGATGTCTCATTTCTAGTTAACATATCTACTACATCACTATATTCATTATCCTCTTCAACTATATAATCAGATCTATCTATAATACCTTTTGCAAGCTTGTAGTTTTTCATCAACCTTCTTGCATTTTTTCTCAATTGCTTTAATCCCTGCCACTCTAACCAATCAACATTCCATGCAGCCCATTCATCATCTTTACTTTTTTTTGGTAAAAACTGCAAAGGTTGGGTAATACTACCCATTCTATTTTGCTTTGTTTTAGCACCATTTTTAAGTTGCATTGCATTAAGTACTTGCATAATTTTTATTTAATATTTTTAAATGGTGATCTTTTAAAAGACCCTCTTTTCATACTCCCTTTACCACCTATATGTCTAAAAGGACTCTTAGTTAATTTAAACAAATTTTCTGACTTTTGCAAGTTTTTAGCTGCATCGTCTTTAACTATTCTTTTATTATATCCTCTATTAGAATGTTGTATTTTCATAAATCCAACTAAAGCTGCAAATGACACCAATCTATCTGTATTAACACCTATAGCATATTCTCTCATTTCTTTAATTAGCATTGGATCAGGTATTCTTTCAATTCCATAAGTAGTTTTAACTACTGTACCATCAGGTTTTGTTTCTTGATCTAATTCTTCTTTGGTATATTCTATAGCATAACTAAGAAGATGTCCTTTAAATAATGTTCCTGTATTTTTCCATCCATACTCCTGGAAAACGTTAGCATTAGATCCAAGATCTTTTAAAAACATAATCTGACCTTTTGGAACAAGATATCTTTGCTTTTTTCTATGTATCATATATTGAATAAATAACGATATGTTATTTTCAACTAATGCCCATGCATTATACCATTCTATAATTAATTCAAGCCGGTTATGTGTTTGGTTAATATCATCAAACCTACCACACCATGCTGCAACAATTTTATCTTGCTCTATATAAGTTTCAATTTCTGTACCATTTATATTAGTCACTTCAACAGGTGCTTTCATTATATAAATAGAACATAAAGATTCTGATGTAGTAGTTTTACCTTCTGACACAGGATCTATTGATGCATAATAAGTTTGAGCAAATACTGGATTTTTTATAGGTCTTTCCCAAACCACAAGACATCCTGTTTTATCCTCTGTTTTTTTCCTAATTGGAAATTCCATAATAGGACTTTTATTACTCTTCTTTACTGCAGGTTTACCTTCACCATCAGCATAAATATCTAAAAATTCATAACCATACTCTTTATCTTCTATTCTTCTTTCTTGTGCTGTAAGTAAATGAGGAGGAAATACAGATACTGATCTATGATCAAATGCTTCTTTAATATTCCTAGGATGTTGAGAAATTCTTAGTTGATATTCCTCTGGAGGTAATTCTTTTTTCCATATTTCAAATTGATTATTTAATGCTTCTAATGATTCTTTAACATTAGAGTTACCATAATCATCAATGTGAGGAGGCATGGACCATTGCTCAGGAATAAATAAACCTGTTAAACCTTCAGTACCCTTATCATCTATTAAATTTGTCTCTATAGCATAAACATCATGAGCTATAGGATTTTGAATCATTTCCTTTAATGGATTACATTGTGATAAATCACCTACTGATCCTGCAGCTATAAACATACCAGTTGTTGTAAGTCCTGATCTCATTGCAGGTCTCATATACTCATATGTTTTATTCATTTTAGGTGCAATCCCTGCTTCTTCATGAAAGAAAAATTTAACTGGACCACCAACTCCATTTGTTGGATCTTTTTCAAATGACATACCTTGTATAGTTCCTTTAAGACCAACTTCAGTTTTACGATCACCTTTTCTAACCTCAATCTTTTGTTGCCACATCATAACTTTATCTGGTGACATGGGTCTATACCAAGCAGTGTGTTCATTTAAAAATGATGCATATTCTTGTAAAAATTTCCAAGATCCTTTTTCATTTATATAATCTTTTAAACTAGCACCTATTTTTAAGGTAACACCTGGCTCAAACCATTGTTGGTTTATTAATTTAGCCATATGATAATATGATGATGCAATCTGACGTTTCTTTAATATAGCAACATGCATATAATTTAATTCTGCTAATAATTCATATAATGCCATATGATATTGTGCATCTCTTATATCAGCAAAACCAAATTTTTGAATTTCCTTATTGAAAATTGGTAAAAAATTTAACCACATGTAATACTCTCTTGCAAGAAACCAGGTTTTATCTTTATCTTTTATGATAACACCCTTTCTACATTTAGCTTTTTCATTATCCCAGTATTTTATAAAATCACTTGATTTAAAAGGAGCTGTGCAATATATCCCATTAGTTTCAAAATTTTGAGATTGTTTTACAAATACTTCACTTGTAATTTTATTAAATAAATATTCTCCAGGTTGTTTAAATAATGTTTTGATAAAGTCAGCAAAGTCCTCCCTAGTCTTAAAACTGGTAGTTATCCATTTTTCATTTTCATAAGTTGGTATGTCTTCGTAAATTTCACTCATTATGAGTCATATGCTAATCCTAAACCTCCACGTACTCTTGATGATTGTTCATCTTGAAGATCTTTATATGCTCCTTTAAATGAAGATCTAATTGCTTCAAAGTCTTTTGCAACTGCACGGATTTGAGATATGTTACCGTCTCTACCATCTGTAATTTGAGTATTCTCCATATATTTTGCTAATCTATCTAACATAGTTGAGATACCTTTATAAGCTCTGGATGTTGGTGTTTCAAACATTCTTTGACAAAACTGTAGAGCTGTAAATATATCTTCATCTTCAGTAGAAAATTCTGCTTCAATTTGCTGTAATATAAGAGTTTCTTTATCCATTTGAGGAGTAAAGAAAAAAGGATTAAGATCTGGATTAGGACATGCCATATAGAATAAATACTGATAAATTTTTAAATATTCTTCAGGGTAGTTATCCATTACATCTTTTAAAGCTTTTAAAGTAAAGCAATGTTCTGTAGGAATTACAATTCCATTCTGTACATCAAATAGTCTAGTTAAAATCATTTTCTTTTTATTTTATCTTTATTATCATTTAAAAAATAAAAAATGGATAAAACTTCATCTATTAAATAAGGGACTGATATTACATCTACATCTTTAACAATAGGTTCTCCATTCTCATCTTTCTTACTTATAGGGTAACCCCACTTATCTTCATCTTCAATTTCAAATGAAATATGATGTAAAAAAATCTTACCGGGTTTTAATTTAGGGTTATGCTTTAATATAATATACATATAAATACTTAATTGTAAAGCATAATGATTAAAATTACAATCATCTAGATTTGTTATTGGGGTTAGCATTTTCTCTGAAATACCTTCCCAATTTACAAATGATTTCGTTTTAATCTCTTTGTTAGTTTTATAATCAATTACATTAACTTTACCATTAACTACTTCAACTAAATCAGACTGACCACAAATTCCCTTTGATCTTAAATAAACCATATGCTCAGGATAAACACCTGGTTCTAATTTTTGTGAAGGTGAAAACTTTATTCCGTTATTTGCTTCTATAGGTTTAAATACAGGAATATTTATACCCTCCCTCTCTATTGAAGCAAAGGAACATAAATCAGATTCTCTTTGGTCATGATAAAATGATCCTAAATCAGTAGCACGTTTTGCTTCATTACTCCATATCTCTTTTATAATTTTAGGCTCAAGACCAAACCATTTTGATTTTTTATTTTTACTAACTTTTTTTGCAACTGCATTTGCATCAAAAGCATTTTTAAAATAAGATACTAATGTGGTTACACTTATCCAATTTATCTTATTATCATCAACGCTTTTATAACTATGATCTTCTGCATTAAATACTATCATAAGTTTTCTAATTTATCTTCTTCTTCAACTGTGACAATAGATTTCCATTTATCTAATGGACAATCTGATGCAAGTGATCTTGTTTTTAAACTTAAAGAGCACCCACATTCATTACAACATGGACCTGTACCTTTTACAGCACAGTCCGTACCTTTACTAGTACATTCATTGCACATACTATACCTTAACGCAGCAATTTCTTCTATTGTTTCATCACGTATAACTGAATTAGTTATCCCTTCAAGAATTGTCTTTCTGTTTTGCCAGATTAGTTTTAGAGTATTTTTCATTTTTAAAATCTTGTCTTTTTTCTAATTCGTTTTCTATTTTAATATTTAGCTTTTTTAATAGTTTTAATTTTTCCTCAATATTTTTTTTATTATGATAAGCACCAAATGTAGAAATATCGTGGTTATTTAAAACTTTTTCATAATGGGGAATTGTATTTTTAACTTTTCTCATTTTAAGTACAAAATGACCTAAACCTTCAACGTTTAATCTTAAGTCCTCTATACTTGACATTCTTTTTTTTAATGTCTTATAATAAAAATGTACTAAGTCATCTACAAGTTTTTCTGAACATTCAAACTCATCTGTTATTTCTGGATATAAACTATTGGCTTTCTTTGGTATCATTTGAAATAAGTTTATAATCTAATAAAATTACACCTTTAGTTTGAATTTTTAAATTTGGATTAACCCTAATAAGTTTTTTATTAGATTCATCTTTAATAACTAATCCATTTTTCTCAGCCTTATTAATACTATTTCTTACAGTCTGAGGTGATTTAAAAATCCAATCTTCTTCTGAAGATGCATCTAAACAAAAATTACTAAGTTCTATAGGTTCATTAAAACTTAAAAGAGTTAAACAATTTAAATCAGCCTCACTCATTGTTATACGACTTATATAACAATGAGTTAAGATCTGAAATTTTACAATCTCCCATTTAGCTAATCTTACTTTTTTCTGTACTTGATTTACAAGTGCCATTAGCTTTTTCTTAATTTCTTATCCTTACCAGCTGGTGCTTTAGTTTCTGGTTTTGGTTGAGAATGAGGTTTGTCTGGTTGTGAAGTACTAATATCTTCTTCCGGTCCCCGTATTGCAGTCATCATATTTGCATACTGTATCTGCATGTTAGCTCTTTTGAATCTAGATTCTTCTACTTCAGTGAGTAATTTTTCATACTCAGCTTGTGATTTTAAATAAGGAAGAGAGTTTTCATAAAATTGTTTCATCTCATCTCTTCTTTCTTCTAACTCTTCTGGAGTTAATTCTTCTTCTACTTGTTGGTTATCCATAATATATTATTTTATATTTATCACAAATATACTAAAATAGTTTAAATATATAATGTTTAAACAAAAAAAATCCAGACATATAATATACCTGGACTTTAATATAATTTATTTAGTTAACTATCTATTTTTAATAGTAAAGTTTAAAACAGTTAGTGCATAAAAGTTTCTTTGGTTATCTATTTCAATTGATAAGATATCTATTAAAGATATTTTAAGTCTTAAAATAAACGTCTTATAGTTTGGTTTATCTTTTTTCCAACCATTTCTTAATTTCATAATTAAATACTTTTATTTTTTTCTACTTCTTGTATCATTTCAAAATGAATCTTAGCAATCCTATCTCTTCCGTCTTCTGATAAAAGGTAATCATGACAGTTATCTGAATTAGTCATAAAGAAGTTTTCACTTAGAATTGCAGGCATAATAGTTTTTGATAAAACCCAAAAATTAGACTCTTGATCTACATCACCATCTGAGCGTGTATCTTTTCTAAAATATTCTCCTGGGAATTCTGCTTCTGCTTTTTCGTATAGTATTGTTGCAATTTTATCTGATTTTGTTTCTCCAACTGATGTATATACAGCCCACCCATTTGCTTCTTCACTACTAAATCCATTAGCATGTATTGAAACATATATGCAAGGCTTACCATCCATATTCATTTGCTGACGAGAAATATCATTAGCTTTATCTGTCCTTTTACTTAAAGGAACATCCTCTTGAGTATCAACCAAATTAATTGCATCAATTCCAGCTTCTTCACATAGCTTCATTAATCTTTTAACAATAGCCCTATTAAATTCTCCTTCATATAGGATTTCTCCATCAGGCCATAAAGGTGATCTTTTACCTGCTGTTTGATACTTTCCATCAATAATTCCACCATGACCATTATCAAATAGCCATAGATATTTTGATTCAGATGATTGAGATGTTACATCAATCTTATACTTAGTCCCACAATTAGGACATTTTACATCTTTACTCATTAGTTTATTTTAAAATGGTAAAAGGTTTCTTACATAAGCTCCAACACCTATACCAACTATTAATACTAACCACCACATTCTACCTACAAATCTTAAGAATGGACTAGATTTATTTTCTGCTTTTGTTTGTTTAGTCTCTTCTTTTTGTATGTTGACTTTAGTTTTTTCTTTTATTCTTATTGTATCTCTAATAAATTTATTTTCTATTCTAACTTCTCTAATGGTTTTTGGAATGTATATATTTTTATAAAATATCACAGTATCTTTAGAGGTAAAGAATTTTTGATAAATAATTGTATCATGTTGAATAAATGGAATACTATCAATTGTAGTAATGCTAATTGTATCTGATATAGATATAATCTCCAATCCTTTTTTTAATGCTTTATTGTAATGCCATTTAGCAGAACAAGTGGAAAACAAAATTAATATAACTATTAAATATACTATTCTCACTTTCTTAGTTTAGCTACTGCATCGACTACAGCCTGACCACCTATGTAAAGTACTGCGACATCTACCCATTCAGTAGATTGTATCATACCAAACCCTACAAAGAAACTAGCCACAATAAATACGCTTAGCTTCTTACTTATAAAATAACCTAAAAAATTATCTATCTTTCCTTTCATATCTATTTATTTATTATTAAACCTTTAAGTCATGAATTGCTTGTATTATTCTAAGTTCCATAGCTTGCATCTTACCAGTGATGTCTGCTATAGAGCTATCTGCTTTATCTCTATTCTCTTTCACCTCGTCCTTTAAACTTTCAACTCTTTTATGTAAAACCTTGTCAATAGCTTCAAGTGTTTTTACTCTTTGCTCAAGTAAACTAACTGATCCTTTGATTGTATACCAAAATCCAAGTGCTCCAGCTCCTGCAAATAATATACTTATTATTGCATTTAGTCCAAATGTCATTCCTTCTACCTCCATCTCTTTTATTGTTTAAACATTAATTATACACCTGTAATCACTTTATGTAGGGTCATAAGATTAGTTACTAATGAAGAACCATTTCCTCCAACTACTTGTCCCGTAACACTTAAAGTACTTGCTGTTGTTGTATCTATTGTAGTAACTGTAACGCTTCTACTTCCTTTAAAGTCTTTTGTAAGGCGCTTATTAAAAGTCCAATCAATATTAGAAACTACGGAACCAGTAGCTCCTATTGACCTAATAGTAAAATCCATTTCTCCCTCCCAAAAACTTTCACCTGCAACACTTATATTTTCAAGCTGTACTGTTATCTCTCCTAAAACTACACCATTTTGATACACTTTAAGAGTAAAATCATCAGCGCTATCTCCTAGTAGTATTCCTCCTGCCATTACAAGATGAAAACTATCTCCAACTTTAAATCCATCTGCAGGAACAGCTAAAGAACCTTGACCTGTAGCTGGTAATAAGCTTTGTTCAGTTCCTCCAGTTAAAGTAGCACTATCAGATAATCCTACATATAGAGATGTGTTTAGTAAATTTTTTATGGTATCTATTGGCGTATAACTCATATTTTTATTTGTTTATTTAATTACTAATTAGCAGCGTCCTTTACCTTCCGCTCCTCTTCAATTACTTCCTCCTTACCAACTTCTTTTACTTCTCCGTCTTCTTTTACTATTTCATCATATAGTTTAAGTCCACCTTCATATTTTCCACCTTCTTCCATAGTCAGGAAGTTATAGATGTCAGCTATTGGGCTTATTTTTGCATCAATTTTATCTAATGAAAGTTCCTTGAAAAATTCTTTAAATTTATCCCCTACCATTCTTATTGATTCTACTAATACAGGGTCTTTGCCTAATTTCCTTGATGCTTCATCCTTGTAAGTTCCCATCTCAACTTCTGCGTAGTTTGAAACATAGTTTATCTTTAAAGAAAGTATACGAACATATGCTGCACTGTAATAATCTCCAAACCTTGTATTAACTTGTATTTTTATTGCCATGTCTGTTTTATTTATATGTTTTATATTATTATCCAATCAGAATTATTTGATTGTACTGTTATACTAATCCATTGCGTTAAATCAATAGTTAAATCACCATTTATTTTTTGACCTAAAACAGGCGTTAATGTTATTATTCCAGTTGCACTATTTACAAGTGTATAAGTAGTTCCCTGAATGCCAATAGCATTTGGTAAGGTTACTGCAAAATTAACATTACCTGTACAGTTAATTGTTTCATTTGGATTAACAAAAATAGTGGCTAATGCTGTGTTAATTAATGTTGGGCCTTGTGTTGTTGCATTTACAGTCACAGCTCCAGTTCCTCCTATTGGACTAATAGTAACATTGGTTCCTGCCACTATAGAAGTA